AGAAAAATTTATGAATATCGACGACCTTGAGGGGAAGTCAATGACCATCATGGTGATGTCTGCGTATGCCGAGGGTAAGGCAGCAGGAAAAGCAGAGGAGCGTCGCAGATGGGAGCAGAAAGAAGCGGTTGCAGCCGTATGAGAATAGGATTGATAGATGTGGACGGTCACAATTTCCCGAATATTCCGCTCATGAAATTGGCTGCATGGCACAAACAGCACGGGGACACTGTTGAGTGGTATGAACCACTTTTCAGCGGTCATATGGACAGAGTATATATGTCAAAGGTTTTTGGATTTACAGAAGATTATCCGTATTTTGTGGATGCAGATGAAGTAATCAGAGGCGGGAGCGGATATTGTATCGAACTGACGGAGGGGAGGGAGCGTTACATAAAGGAGCGAGACAAAGAACTCCCTCCGGAAGTCGAACACATATATCCGGACTATTCCATATATCCAAGACTAACACATGACAAAGCGTTCGGTTTTTTAACAAGAGGATGTCCGAGAGGATGCGAATTTTGTCATGTTGGATGCAAAGAGGGGAGAAGATCTCGAAAGGTTGCTGACCTGTCGGAATTTTGGAAAGGACAAAAGAACATTGTCCTATGCGACCCTAACACACTGGCGTGTCCGGAGCATATGGAATTATTGCAGCAGTTAAAAGACAGCAAAGCAAGAGTAAATTTCAATCAAGGGTTAGATGTTAGGCTCATGAATGAGAAAAACATTGAATTGTTGAAACAGATAAAACTCGAAGCGATACACATAGCATATGACAGGTACACGGACAAGGACATCGTTGAGAAAAAAATGAAGATGTTCAAGGAAATGACAGGGTACAACAAAAACAGAGGGAGGGTGACAGTTTACATCTTGTGCAATTTCGACACAACCATCGAACAAGACATTGAAAGAATACAGTTCTGCAGATCGTTGGAGTTCATACCATATCCAATGATATATGACAAGAAACACGCAGACCCGATATATAGAAAGCTTCAAAGGTGGTGTAATAATTTTGTGTTTTGGAAAACGCCGAGGTTCGAGGACTATGACGGAAGTATAAGGAAATGAAGAAAACAGTTGAAATATTCAAACAAATAAGCAGGAGCATGAGAACAAAAGAAAAAGGACAACCATTGCAGTGGTCGTCCTTGATTTGACTGATTGTGTCAGTCGCTATCACTAAAAAATATTATAGCAAATCTGACACGAAAAAGCAACTCGAAAACGACCGGAAAGGTCGTGAAAATACAGGGTTTTCGGAGGTTTGGGCGTCCTCGTAATAGATAATAACAAGTCTACGAAAACCTATATAGGAGGCATGTGTCAGATGGCAAGAAAGAAAGGGATGCAGTTCATCCCGTATGATTATGAGGCAGCATATAACAAAGCGTTGGAGGATATGCACGAATGGTTCATTGAGAACCTGTTCCAACACAGAAAGAAAGTTGTATATGCCTTGAAAGAGATAACCGCAGGAGATCAGTTTGAGATTGAGATATACCCACAGTTCCGGAGTATGGATGAAGTACCTCCGGAGGGGAGAACTATCAAGAAAGACAATAACAAGGCTCAAAAGAATCTGAATGACAAGAACGCACGGAAATACGTTGAGAGGTTAATCAATGAGAATTTCAGCGACCGTGATATTTGGATGACATTGACCTATGATGACGCACACCTCCCGCCGGACGGGGATGTGGATGCAGCAATCAAGAATGTGCAAAAGTACATCCGACGCATCAACTATCAGAGGAAAAAGAGGGGTCTCCCGAACGCAAAATATGTCTATGTGACCGCATACAATCCGGATGCGGAAATCAGATGGCATCATCACATTGTCATGGACGGTGCGTTGGACATGGAGACGGTTGAATCCTGTTGGAAACAGTCAAGCAGGAATGAAATTCGCAGGTTGCAGACGGATGAAAATGGTCTGTCCGGCATGGCGAACTATATCGTCGAAGAAAAGAACCGTGTTCCGTCGGAAAAAAGATGGAACAGTTCACAGGGATTGAGAGACCCACGAATCAAGGTCGTACACTCCAAGCGTCCGGCAGCAGGAGGCAGCTATAAAAAAATAGGCTCATTTGTTGATGGGATGGTCAAAGACAGGGATTCAATTCCGGAGATTTTGAAAAAGTGGTATCCGGACATGGATTTCACGAACGCAAACGTGTACTACAA